ACAAAGTGGATCTCTGATCCAAATTTTAATTTTTACAGGAATGCTGCTATCAAATATGGTTTCTTGGTTGATAAAAACATGCCATGGCGACTGGTAGCGGATATTTCTTCAAAATTTATGCAGGATTACTGGCGAAAAACTACGTATCCTGCCGCGGCCGACATCGATAAACACAGAAGAGACCCAAACACCGGATTGCCTTTGGAAACAACTCACCAGAATTATTTGACTGACGCACAGATAATGAAAGAGTATTTAAAAGTGGAAGATATATATGGTTTAACTCACGCCCCGGGCGGCGCCTCGGATTTATTTGAAAAATTTTATGAAAAAACATTTTTTACTGATGCCCTAGAGCTTAAAGAAATTTTCTATAAAATGTATAATAATTTTGTATCGGAATCACCATCAGTATCTAAGCTTACTAATATTTCCTGTACATCAAAGAAATTATCTAAGGGTTTGGTGAGAAGAGAACAACTGACAAGATATAATTTCGAAAGACATTATGATATTCATTACTGGATTAAAATATGTCTCGGTGCAAGGATAACGGAAGAGGTTTTAGCAGTAGACCGCGTCGACCGCAAACGCATGTTGAGGAATGCGAAAGTAATAATGAAAAAAACACTTGACACAGACTCGGCAATGAAGTATATTAATAATATGATTAAAGTTCTGAAGTCGCAGATTGTTAATCCACGATATTGTCAAAATTATCAGAGCTGCTTGTGAACGGTATTTGAGTGCTATTTCAAACATTAGATAATAAAAAAGAATGCATAGGAGTATATTATGACGGAAAGCTTTACTTTGATCGCGAGCTTCCTAAAGGAATTAGTGAGACATGGGCTTATGCATCTTTTCTCAGGGATAGGGAGATTAGATACGGCTATTTGCAATGTGGTGGCAAGTCTCTTGATAATGTTTGCCCCTCCCATTTAAAAGAACAGTGGGAAACTACATGTGATAAGCTGAAAGCTTTTCACCGGTCTTTTCACGAAGCCAAAGTCGATTTGAATGAGAACTGTTTTTTTGATTTAGTACCTGAAAGATTCTTATTGAAGTTTTGTGATGTTAAAAATAAAATAACGAAACATGTATTTGAAAACTACGAGAAGCCTAGAAATTATAATTTTTTAGTTGAGTTGTCCAAGGTTTTGTGCGAGATAGAAAGCCAGAAGTTAAATATAGATCTCTCGTCTCTTAAGAAACAAATGCATGAGTTTAAAACCAGACAGGCTTGTAAAAGGCTAGCCGGCTCAGAACCTTATATAAAATATGATATGTTCGGCACGAAAACGGGGAGATTAACAACGAGGAAAAATAGCTTCCCCATTCTTACTTTGTCTAAAGAACATCGTTCGGTTTTGAAACCCAGGAACGATTGGCTTATTGAATTCGATTTCAACGCCGCGGAACTCCGCACGCTGCTAGCCCTTTCGGGGAAAGAACAGCCACAAGAAGACTTACATAAATGGAACGTTAACAATGTTTACAGAGGCTTGATGTCAAGAAGAGAAGCCAAACAGAGAATATTTGCATGGCTTTACAATCCAGAGTCGAAGGATCATCTTTCAGAGCAGGCTTACGATAGAAAGTCAGTGGCCCAAAAGTACTTCAATGGGGTGCAAGTGTCAACCTTTTGTGGCAGAGTTATCCCTGCTGATAAACATCACGCGCTCAACTACATAATTCAGAGCACGGCTAGCGATTTGTTTTTGAATAGAATGATCGACGTACACGATTTTCTGAAAGATAAAAAATCATTTGTAAGCTTTTGCTTACACGATAGCCTGGTGATTGATTTTGTAGAGAGTGAAAAACATCTGATTCCTGAGCTAAAGAAAATATTCTCAGAAACAGAACTAGGTAATTTTATGGTCAGTGTATCGGCCGGCAAAAACTTTGGAAGCATGGAAAGATTAAAGATATGAAAATATACAACAAATTAGTAAGAGACAAGATACCGGGCATCCTGTCAGAGCAAGGTAAAACTTTCACGGTTCGTTATGCTGACGAGGAAGAATATAAAGAAAAGTTAAAACAAAAACTACAGGAAGAAACCAGTGAGTTTATTGAAGAGCCGAGTCTCGAAGAGCTGGCGGATATTTTTGAAGTTTTTAGCGCCATAGTTGACGCGTTTGGCTACACACAAGATGAACTAGTTGAATGCATGGGTGCTAAATTAGATGAAAGGGGAGCTTTCATTAACAAGGTCATCTTACAAAGTGTAGAAGAGTAAAAAATGGAAACGATTATTGGACTAGGAAAAACTGGCTGTTACATTGCTGATCAGTTCGCTGATTATGAGCAGTATAAAATTTATAAAGTCGGAACCGGTCTTAAAGGCCTTAAGAAAAATGGTATATACTCGCTGCCGGCATGTGATGATCCAGAGAAGTACGAACAGAAGTGCCCCAGCTTTAAAAACTTTTTAAAGAATGTTGAAGGTGAAATTTTGTTTGTTGTCAATGGGGCAGAATTTATCTCAGCAACCTCACTGAGGATATTGAAGGCTTTGAAAGAACTCAAGTGCGAAATTAACGTATTATATATCAGGCCAGATGTGGATTACATACCAGAAAAAAATGAAATGAACGAACGTGTAGTTTGTAATGTGTTGCAGGAATACGCAAGATCGGGTGTCCTTGAGAGAATATTTCTTGTCGACATGCTGACTGTAGAATCTCTTCTAGATGATTTGCCCTTGTCAGAATACTACAGTAAGATCTATCAGCTGATATCCTCCACTCTTCATATGATAAATGTGTACAGTCACATCGATTCTGTTTCAGACACATTCTCCCCGCCTCATGAGGCAGCTAGAATTTCTACGATTGGTATTTCTAATTCCGAGGACGAGGTAAAACTATTTTTTCCTCTTGACAACGCGGACGAGATACGATATTATTATGCTATAAATGAAGACAAATTAAAATCTGATGGAAAGCTTTTGAAAAAGATTAAAGAACAGATCAAAGAACAAACCAGCGAAGAAGTCAAGGCTAGCTACGGTGTGTATTCTACAGACTACGAACAAGATTATTTATACGTGCTGGCACACAGTCTCGAGATACAAAAATGAAAAAAACACTTGACAAAAAAGTTTAATTGTGTTACTATGAACATAGCAGAATGAGAGATTTGTCATTCTGACTTTAACCAAAAAAAGGATAAAAAAACATGGGTATTGATTTAGATAAAATTAAAGACAGACTTAGCCAAGTCAGCAAAGGCAATGGGGAGTCTGTTTTTTGGCGTCCAAACGACGGCGAACAAACGGTTCGTATTGTACCAACTTCTGACGGAGATCCGTTCAAAGATTATTGGTTTCATTACAACCTAGGCAATAATCCTGGCTTCCTCAGTCCAAAAAAGAACTTTGGCGAGGACGATCCTCTCGATAGTTTCGTCCGCGATCTCTTCAATGAGAACACCGAAGACAGTGTGAAGATGGCGAAGGACCTTATGGCCCGACGTCGCTTCTTCTCTCCTGTCGTAGTTCGAGGCGAAGAGCACAAAGGCGTACGTCTTTGGGGTTATGGCAAAACGGCCTACGAGAAACTCTTAGGTCTCGTACTCAATCCAGAGTACGGAGATATCACAGATCCCGAAGAGGGAACAGACCTTATCATTGGGTATGGTAAACCGGCAGGGGCATCTTTTCCCCAGACGTCTATCACACCACGTCGTAAGTCTACACCTCTTAGCGATGACGGAGACCGCTCACGTGAAATGCTGGATAACATTCCAGAGTTTGACAAAGTGTTCACTCGCAAAACTCCAGAAGAAGTTGGAGCGATGCTTGATGAGTATTTGTCAAGTGAGGAGAACACGGAAGCTTCTTCTGTCGAGACTAACTACGGTAGCTCTGGTGGTAATGTTTCCGAGGTAGACTCTGCCTTTAAAGATCTATTGGGTTCATAACAAAACCCAATAGGTGAGGGGCCCCGGGCATGTCGTTCCTCCTAAATACAACCGGGGCCCCTCACATACATAGATACATGAAGGAAATCAAGTGGCAAGAATAAAGAAAAAAATGAAAGAAGGAAAATTATCCATATCGGATATGCGCACCCTCATTAATAAAAAGGCCGGCATGTCCGTCGCGCACAATTTAACTGAGGACAACCCAACAGAGGTAAAAGAATGGATCCGGACCGGCTCTCGCTGGCTGGACTCTATCGTTTGTCGTGGGCAGCTAGCTGGAATCCCAATGGGAAAAGTTGTAGAAATAGCCGGCCTCGAATCAACTGGCAAGAGTTACATGGCTGCGCAGATTGCAGCACATGCCCAGGCAATGGGCATCGATGTGATTTATTTCGATTCAGAGTCCGCTATTGATCCGAGTTTCTTGGAACGTGCAGGCTGCGATGTAGAGAATCTTTTGTACGTCCAGGCACAAAATGTTGAATTTGTTTTAGAAACAATCGAAGATCTTTTAGGTACCAATGATAATAGAATGCTGTTCATTTGGGATAGCTTGGCGCTGACGCCTGCAATCAGTGATGTGGAAGGGGATTTCAACCCGCAATCATCGATGGCTGTTAAAGCTCGCATTCTCGCTAAGGGTATGTCAAAACTAACTGTTCCCATTGCAAACAGTCAGTCCACATTCCTTGTACTTAACCAACTTAAAACAAACATCACTAGTTCACCGGCCCAAGCCATGGTAGAACCGTATACAACGCCCGGCGGCAAAGCTATGATATATTCTTACTCGCTTCGCATCTGGCTCACAGGACGCAAAGCGAAAGCGTCCTACATCTTAGACGAGCGCGGATTTCGAATAGGTTCAGAGGTTAAAGCAACGCTCAAGAAGAGCCGTTTTGGCACGCAGGGTAGGCAAGCTACCTTCAAGATTCTTTGGGGCGATAACATAGGAATCCAGGACGAAGAGAGCTGGTTCGAAGCCATCAAAAGCTCAGAACATGTTAAGCAAAGTGGTGCCTGGTACTCGCTTCAATACGAAGACGGAACACTAGAAAAATTTCAACCGTCTAAATGGAAAGACATGCTACAGGGC